TATGGGTTAACAAACCTACTAATGCCACTACATCTGCATTATGGAATGGGTATCAATCAACAACTGATTTCCAACTTCAACTTAACGGTAACGATCGTTTTGCTAAGCGTGATGCTAAATATTTTACACACGTCCAACCTTATCAACATCACGAAAATATTCCCGATGGAAAACATATTCACGTATATTCTTTTGCATTAAAACCAGAAGAACATCAACCATCTGGAACTCTTAATATGTCTCGTATTGATACAGCAACTGCTATTGTTGGAACCGCTGGAGATGGTACTGATGCTTCAGCTCCAGGAACTCTCAATATGTATGCTGTGAATTACAATGTGCTTCGTATTCTTAGTGGAATGGGTGGTCTTGCTTACTCTAACTAAATATATTAACAAATTATTTTTTTTCTGTATTAATAATAAATACAAAATGGGTGGAGGTCTTCTTCAACTTGTAGCTTATGGTGCCCAAGATGTCTATCTTACCGGCAACCCTCAGATCACTTTCTTTAAAGTAGTTTATCGTCGTCATACTAACTTCTCTATTGAGTCTATTCAACAAACCTTTAACGGAAATGCTAGTCAAGGAAAACGTGTAACTTGTCAAATCTCCCGTAATGGTGATTTAGTTCATAAACTATATGTAGTTTTTGATTCAGTTACAGGTGCTAACGCAGATGCTCGTGAATGCATTAAAAAAGTAGAAGTTGAAATTGGTGGTCAATTAATTGATCGTCAGTATGGTGATTGGATGATAATCTGGAATGAACTTACTTTACCTATCGGAAAGAAAACAGGTTATACATATATGATAAATGGAACATCTACAGGGGATGATAAAGCATATGTTCCTCTTGAATTCTGGTTCTGCCGTAATATTGGTTTAGCATTACCACTAATTGCTTTACAATATCACGAAGTTAAAATTAACATTGAGTTTGATGCTGGTATTGAGTTTGGCGATGCCACCTTATGGGCTGATTACATCTTCTTAGATACTGATGAACGTCGTCGTTTTGCTCAATTATCTCACGAATACCTTATTGAGCAAGTGCAATTCACTGGTGCTGAAACTATAAGTTCAGCTAAATTATCTGCTAAATTATCTTTCAACCATCCTGTTAAAGAATTAATATGGCAAGGTGCTAATGGTGGTTGTGGAAAAGCCAAACTTATGCTTAACGGTAATGATCGTTTTGCAGAACGTGATGTAACTTATTTTACTCACGTTCAACCTTATCAGCATCATACCAATATACCAGACTCTTCAAAAAATATCAATGTATATTCTTTCGCATTAAAACCGGAAGAACATCAACCATCTGGAACTCTTAATATGTCTCGTATTGATACTGCTCAACTGCAACTAACAGGTGGAACTGATGGACCTGTCAAAATCTACGCTCACTCCTACAACGTCCTCCGTATCCTCAGCGGTATGGGTGGTCTTGCGTATTCTAACTAAACTTAAATCTAAAATTATTTTTATTTATAATATAAATCTAAAATTATTTTCTTAGCTTATATTAAAAATGGGTGGAGGTCTTCTTCAACTTGTAGCTTATGGTGCCCAAGATGTCTATCTTACCGGCAACCCTCAAATCACTTTCTTTAAAGTAGTTTATCGTCGTCATACTAACTTCTCTATTGAGTCTATTCAACAAACCTTTAACGGAAGCCCTGGAGCTGGAAAACGTGTAACTTGCCAAATCTCCCGTAATGGTGATTTAGTTCATAAATTATATGTAGTTTTTGGAGATGGAGATGGAGACTCAACAAAAGATGCTCGTGATTTACTTAAAAAAGTAGAAGTAGAAATTGGTGGTCAATTAATTGATCGCCAATATGGTGATTGGATGCAAATCTGGAATGAACTTACTTTACCTGCAGGAAAGAAAACAGGATACAATCAAATGGTTGGACCAACAGCTGCATCAGAAAAACGATATGTTCCTCTTGAATTCTGGTTCTGCCGTAATATTGGTTTAGCTCTTCCTTTAATTGCTTTACAATATCACGAAGTTAAAATTAATATTGAATTTGATACCGTTCCAGGTGATGCATTTACAGATGCCACCCTATGGGCTGATTACATCTTCTTAGATACTGACGAACGTCGTCGTTTTGCTCAATTATCTCACGAATATTTAATTGAACAAGTGCAATTCACTGGAGAGGAAACTTTAACAAATAGTGGTGCTTCAGTTAAATTATCTTTCAATCACCCCGTTAAAGAACTTATATGGAAAGGTGTTGGCGGTGGTTGTGGAAAAGCCAAACTTATGCTTAATGGTAATGATCGTTTTGCTGAACGTGAACAGCAATATTTTACTCACGTTCAACCATATCAACATCATACCAATATTCCTACAGATAACACTATCAATGTTTATTCTTTCGCATTAAAACCGGAAGAACATCAACCATCTGGAACTCTTAATATGTCTCGCATTGATACTGCGCAACTTAAATTAGGTGGTAGTACTAATGTAACAGGTGTCAATATCTACGCTCACTCCTACAACGTCCTCCGTATCCTCAGTGGTATGGGTGGTCTTGCGTATTCTAACTAAATTATTACTTACTTCTTTTTATTTACCATATTAGGATATCCTAATACGGCATTGACACCTAAAAACATTGAAATAATTGAACTAGTTAAAGCAGATTGAAAATAATAATTATTAAAGTTCATAAACTTAGACGTTATCCTATTTAATTTATTAACAATATGTGAAGGATTACCAGTTATAACTGAATAACATATCATAAAACTAGATATAAGTAAAGCATTTTCAATACCATTAATAAATATCTGTTCAATATTAGATTGTTTAGCAATAAGTATATTTTCATTAACATACCATGGTTTATCAGGTATTACAAAACAAATTTCTGGTTTTTTAACAAAACCGGAATTAAACAACATTATTCTAATTTAACTTTATATTCGTTAGTATTTTTAATATATACTAAATCATCATTTTTTATAGGTGTATCATCTATATATTTACCATCTTCAGTTCTAAGTTTAGTATATTTATCATTATATAAAGTCCATGTATCATATTCGTTTTTATATAAAACAAGTGTAGGTTTATTTTCAGTAGATTCTAATTTACCGACAATAAACTTTTTCATCATATCTTTCATTAGGGCAGTTTCATCACCACGATATTTAATCATATAATACACCTGTTTGAGATTGTATTTTTTTATTAAAAATAAATAAATAGTAATACCAACAACAGCTAAAATAACTATCGCAAAAAGTATGAGAAATATAATACCCCACGACATTTATATTAAATAAATATATATTTTTAAATAAATGGGCGGAGGTCTTCTACAACTAGTAGCATATGGTGCTCAAGATGTTTATCTTACAGGTAATCCACAAATAACATTCTTCAAAGTAGTTTATCGTCGTCATACTAATTTTTCATTAGAATCTATACAACAAACTTTTAACGGAAATGCTGAATTAGGTAATCGTGTAACATGTCAAATCTCTCGTAATGGTGATTTAGTACATAAATTATATTTACAAATAAAAGCAGTAGCAGGATCAACTGCAATATATCTTCAACCTTTTTATGGTTATAGAATGATAAAACATACGGAACTTGAGATAGGAGGACAACGTATTGATAAACAATATGGTGAATGGATGTATATCTGGAATGAACTTACAATGGATCAAGGTAAAAAAGAAGGATATTATGAAATGGTTGGTGGTAATTCTGCAAATAAATCAGTTGAATTAAAAGACAAAACAATAGATTTATATATTCCTCTTGAATTTTGGTTTTGTCGTAATGTTGGTTTAGCATTACCGCTAATAGCTCTTCAATACCACGAAGTTAAAGTTAATATAGAATTTAATTCAATGGAAAATATCAGAGCAACAAACCAAGATGATGCACTTGCTTCAGATTCTACAATAACCGTTCAAGATTCACAAGAAGATTTCGAATCATTTAGTGCTACATTATGGGCTGATTACATATTTTTAGATACAGACGAACGTAAAAGGTTTGCTCAATTATCGCACGAATATCTTATCGAACAATTGCAATTTACAGGAACAGAAACTATAACAGCAAATACAGTAAAAGCATCACGTTTAAGTTTTAATCACCCTTGTAAAGAACTTGTATGGGCAGTAAGACCTGAACCAGATATAACAGGTTGTAATGTAAATTGGAATAACTTTACAAATGCCGCAGACAATAATACAATTAAAGATAATCTAATAACAACAGCTAAACTTCAATTAAACGGAAATGATCGTTTTGCAGAAAGGGATGGAAAGTATTTTTCGTTAGTTCAACCTTATCAACATCACAATAATATACCAGTCAATCAAGGTATTAATGTATATTCATTTGCATTAAAACCTGAAGAACATCAACCATCAGGAACATTAAATATGTCTAGAATAGATACAGCACAATTACAAGTTAAAAGTAGTAAACCAGGTGAATTATTTGTATATGCTGTAAATTACAATGTTTTACGTATATTAAGTGGAATGGGTGGATTAGCGTATTCTAACTAAAAAACATAAAAATAATATTAAAACTTATATAGCAAAATTGAACTCTTGTTCATTGCCATTACATTCTGTTTCAACAACATTAACCCTATAACATTCTCCATCAAAATCTGAATAAAGATTATTGGAAAAAGGTGTAGGTGTTTTAACTATTTTTTCTTTGGTATTATTTGTAACAACAATGTAAATAATTCCAATAATAAATGCTAAAATAAAAGGTATAAATTGAAATTCAAAACTTGGATTAATCTTCATTTAATTCTTTTAACTCAAAATAATTTTTATAAGTATAAATATCAAATTCAGGTTTTTTAAAAGGATATGTTTTAAATAAATTAACTCGTTCAATATAATCGTTAGTATCAGAAGATTGTCTTAAATATTCTGCATAGTGTTCTTCATAGTCTTTACGTTTAGATGATATATGTGTAATATATTTATCACGAAGATCAACTAACATATTTAATTCTTCTTGTTTATTAGTATTAAACACCATACAGTGTTTTTTAAACTCAATAGGAGTAGATGTAAATAGTTTATACATTTTTATTCTCTATATTTATAATTTTCTCGAAAGAACTTTTAAATTGATTATCAATTGATTCAGCTCCATTCATTTTTCCTTCATATGTGTGTAAAGGCACATATTTAACAACTGTTTGTTGTTTTTTAACATTACTAATTTTATTTTCATAATAACCTTGAACTATAACTAATATACCAATAAATACTAATAATAAAATAACATTTTTCATATTTTCTTATTATAGATAAATATTATTTAATCTACATTAGTCATATCAATAGTTTCAACATTGTTGAAAGGATCTTTATCAGTAGCAACTTCTTCTTCTTCATCATCATTAATATCCATACCAAGCATAACAACATTGAGAACCTTTTTAGAAAAATCAACAGGTTTGATAATTTGATATCCGGAATACAATAAAGCACTATTGATAACAAGATCAAGAAGATCTCTCAATGAATTATATTCTTCAGTATCATTAATATTCTTAATTTTCTTAATAATAGGATGTAGAGGATTAATTTCCAACACTCTTTTATTTAACATAGCATTAGTATTATCAGTTTGTCCTAATGTTTGCGATTTAATGATCTTTTCCATATTAGCCGAGAAACCATTTTCGGGTGAAGATACTATACAAGGTAATTCAGATACTTTATTAGTAATTTTAACTTCACTAAAGGTGGTATAAAGACGTTTGATATAATCACAAAGTGATTTATATTCTTCTTTCTGTTTTTTAATAAGTTCTTTATCAGCATCAGTTGTATTAGGTAATTCAATATCACCTTTGGTGATGCAGGTTAAAGTGCATTCTTTGTATTGCATAAGTCGTTGACACATATATTCATCAACAGGATCAGTCATAAATAGAACATCTAAATCATTTTTCTTGAACCTATCTAAGAATGGAGATGTTTTAAGTATATCCATATTATCTCCTGCAATGTAATAAATATGTTTTTGATTTTCATTCATAGATGTAATATAATCGTCAAATGTGATCATCTTATCAGGTGAATTAGCCGAATAGAACATTAAAAGATCAGAAACCCTTTCACGATCACCGCTTTCTTCATAAACACCAAGTTTAATATTTTTTTGATAAGTCTTATAGATTTTGAGATAATTATCCATATCATTCATAGCAGATTTTAACATATCAATGCTTTTCTTAACAACTGCTTTTTTAATAACTTTAATAACCTTATTCTCCTGTAATATTTCACGTGATACATTGAGAGGTAGATCATCAGTATCAACGATGCCTGAAATAAAATGAAGCCATTCGGGGCATAAAACCGCACTATTATCGCTTACAAATACTTTACGAACATATAATTTAATATTATTTTGTGTTACACCTCTTTCAAATACATTATTCTTAATTTTTTTAGGTAAATACAAAATGCCTTTATATTCTATTTGTCCTTCACCGCTAATATGTTTATAAGTATAAGGTTTTTCATTATCATTTGTTAAAGACTTATAAAAAGCATAATAATCTTCTTCTTTTAGTTCATTGCTTGATCTAGTCCAAATAGGTTTATGTTCATTT